TGAGGTACAGGGAATCCGTAAGAGGCGTGAGCGAAGCTCCCTCCGCGGATACGGGCTTTCCTTCATTAAAACGGGCCATGAGCTTAACTTCATCGAAGAAGTTGTCGATGTGAAGCGTGAGGGATGAATCGGCCATTTCCATGGAAATGGCTGCCGCACTCCACCTCTGTATCTCCGCGGACAGCTCCGACCCGGTCAGCCTCCGCAGCGCGGGTGCCGCATCGAAGAGCCAGGTGAAGGTCTCATCGAGATTCTGCCGGAGTTTTTCCCAGCCGAGAGCGGCTCCTCTGTCCGTGACAAAACGCCGTTCGTGCGGCCGGCGGTGAATGCCACACGAAAAGACGCCATCGCCGCAATGGAGGAAGTTGTAGACGATGATCTGAAGAAAATCTTTAATGGAGGATAAATTATGGAAGCAGGTAAAGTAATCACCGGTTTTTCTGCCCCTTATGTGGGCTTGTACAGCAATAATGGCGGCACTGTTGTTTACACCAAGGGCCGCCGTTTGGCCCGGGGCGTTGAGGTGTCTCTGGATGTTGAGACCTCTGACGACAATGAGTTTTACGCCGACAATGTTCTGGCAGAAAGCGAGACGGGCAAGTTTTCCGGCGGCAAAGTGAGCCTGACCGTGGACGGCCTTCACGATGATGCCGAGAAGATGATTTATGGTCTGCCCGAGCCGGAGAAATACACCTACGGCGAAAACAAGACGGTGGATGTGCTCAACTACGGCGATGACGCGAATCCCCCGTATGTGGGCATCGGCTTTGTGATCGCATTTGAGTCCGGCAGCTTGGAGACCTTCCAGCCCATGGTTCTGACCAAGGGCAAATTTGCTACCCACGGCACCGATGCCAAGACCCGGGAAAAGCAGAAGGACTGGCAGACCCAGGCCCTGGAAGCGGCGATCCACCGGGACGAAACCCCCAAGCATAACTGGAAAAAGCTTTTTGCCGAGCAGCCCACCGAGGCAGAAGCAATTGCGATTCTGGAGGCTTTCTTGGGCGTCACAGCGGGAGCCTGATCATGGTCACGGTAGATATCCGGGGGAAGCAATTCCCCCTCTGCCTGACTGTCGCGGCAGTGGATGAGATCAACGAGCAATGCGGCAGCATCAAGAACATCGGCACCTTCCTGGACGGTGCTTCCGAAGGCCGGGCCTTTGATCTGGGCCAATCTTCCCGCAACACCGCATGGATGCTGGGCCTGCTGATCCGGGAGGGCGAAGAAAACCGCCTGCTCAGTGCCCGGCTCAATGGCGACGCCCCAGAGCGTATAGCCGTCCCTGATTCCAATATGCTTCGTCACCTTCTGACGGTAGCAGAGGCGCAGAAATGCCGGGAGGATGTTTTCCGTGCCGTATCTGAGTCTTTGACCCAGGAAATTGAGGCATCGTACCCAAAAAACGCAGAAAACGCAGACCAGAAGTAAAAATCTGCTCTGCGTGGTTTTTGTATTGGGGGCGGTTTCTTGGCATGCAAAAGGGTGAGATCCTGCACACCCGTGTCGGGGAGATGATGGAAATGATCGATTGCCATGCCATTGCCAACGGCGCTGATCCGAAGGTCAAGAAGGCCCCCACGAGTTTTATCGAAGCACTTAGCTTGAGGTGATCCAATGAGTTATAATATCGGCCCCAAAATCGGCATTGACGGCGAAAGAGAGTTCCGTGCCGATATCAAAAAAATAAATGATACCTACAGGGCCCTCGAAGCTGAAACCAAGGCAGTCACCGCGGCTTTTGAGGCCCAGGGTGACGAACAAGGGAAGCTTGAAGCTGTATCCAAGCAGCTGCAGAAGCAGATCGCTGAACAGCAGAAGAAGATGTCCCTCCTGGAGGATGCCGTTAAAAAAGCATCCGAAAAATACGGGGAGAGTTCCATTGAAGCTACGCGGCTACGCGGTGCTCTCTTTGATACGCAGGCGACCATTGCAAAGCTGGAAGGGGAGCTGAAGGATACCACCAACCGCCTCAACAGCGCGGATGATGCAATGGAGGAATTCGCGGAGGAAACAAAGGATGCCGGGAAGGCCGCCATTGATTTTGGTGACATCCTGGCGGCCAATGTGATCTCCGATGTGATCATGGACGGCCTGCGTGACCTCGCCGGTGAGGTGAAGGAATTTGCCGTCGGCTCCATTGAGGCAGCAGCCCAGATGAAGGCCTCTACAGCGCAAATGGAACAGACCTTCGGCGATATGGAGGCATCTGCCAGAGACGCTCTGCAGGAGATCTCTGACGATACGAAAATCGCCGAAACCCGGATGCAGGACAGCTTTACGAAGATCTATGCCTTTGCGAAGGCTTCCGGTATTGGCGCGGCGGAGGCACTCACGATCGGTTCCCGCGCCATGGTTGCTGCAGCTGATAACGCGGCATATTTCGACAAGTCCATTGAGGAGGCCACGGAGCAGATCCAATCCTTCATCAAGGGAAACTACGAAAACGACGCTGCCCTGGGTATCTCTGCCACCGAGACTACCCGGAATATCAAGGCCAACGAGCTTTATGCCAAGAGCTTCCAGCAGCTCTCTGAAGCCCAGAAGGTGGATGTGCTGCTGGCCATGGTCGAGGCCGGCAACGCAGCCTCCGGCGCTCTGGGACAGGCTGCCCGGGAAGCAGATTCCTGGGAAAATACTACCGGTGAGCTGGCAGAAGTCATGCGGCTGCTGCAGGCAGAGGCCGGCAAGCCTGCCCTGAAAAAGCTGGTTCCTATTATCCAGAAAATCACCGATGCGGGCTATGAGCTTATCGAGGATACCGACTGGGAGAAATTCGGTGAGACCGTCGAAAGCATTGCCGATGGCGTGATCGAACACGGTCCTGGTGTTGTACGGGCCATCGCTGCCATAACTGCCGGCATCGTGGCTATGAAGGCTACCCAGAAGGCCGGCGAGATCGCATCCATGGCCGGAAGCTTCCTGCAACTTGGTACTTCGGCCACCGCCGCCGGATCTGCAGTGGCGGCCAGCGGCACAACGGCCATGATGAGCCCCTGGGGCCTCGCAGCTGCAGCCATCGGCGCGGCCGTATCTCTGGTTACCCTTGCGGCAACAAGCGCCGCAGCGGCCGAGAGCAGCCTCAGCAAGTCCGTTCGAAATCTGAAAACCACTGTTGCGGAATCGGAAACGCGCTTCTCAGAGACCAAGGCAGAAGTGGACGGCGCTGCTTATGCTGCGTCGTACTATGCTGACCGGCTGGATGAGCTGGCAGCCTCGGGCCTGAACACCGCAGAGGCGCAGCGGGAATACGAGCTTGTGGTAGAGCAGCTGAACACACTGATCCCTGAACTGAATCTGACCATCGATGAGCAGACAGGCCTTCTCAACCAAAATGCCGATGCCCTCCGGGCCGATATCAAAGCCTGGAAAGAGAATGCCACGGCTCAGGCCCTGCAGAAGAAGCTTACCGATGTCCTGGAGGCCCGGGGAAAGGTCGATGCGGATCTGATCGAATCCCGTGCCAAGCTGAACATGCTGGAGAAGGAAGCAAAAGTTATCAGCAGCCGTCACAAGCAAGCTGTGGGCGATCTTGCTATCGCGAATGATGAATTGACTGCTGCCCAGAGTGCCTATGAAGAATCGCTGAACGGAAGCAGCGCGGCTCAAGCCGAGGCCTACAACCGCCTGATGGCTGCCAAAGAAAGCGTTTCTGCCCTGGACCTGGAGGTTCGAAATCTATCCGCCAGCGTTTATGCCAACGGGTCGTCACAACAGCAGCTGAATTCTGATATTGCCGCGGGCGTGCAAGCGCTTGCTTCCTATGATGCCGAACTCCAGAACGCAGAAGCTACCCTTGCCTTGTTCAATGAGGAATCACAGACTGCCACCGGCGCCCAGACGGATCACCAGCTTGCTGTGGAGCGGACCAATGCCGCCATTGCCGAGCTGGAACAGGCATATTCGGATGCTAAGAATGAGGCGCTGGAATCCATCAATTCTCAGATCGGTCTTTTTGAGGAATTATCGCTGAAGGGCGAACACTCCGCAAAGAAGATCATCGAGAACTGGGGAAAACAGCAGGAAGCATTTGCTCAATACAAAGAGAACCTGCAGGCGGCTGTCGATATGGGCCTGGATCAGGAGCTGGTGCAGCAGCTGTCAGACGGTTCTGCTCAGTCCATGGAAATCTTGAACGCCATGGTAAACGATACCGAGCACAGCGTTGACGAAATCAATGCCGCCTTCAGTGGCCTGTCGGAAAGCAAGGAAGATCTTGCCGATACCCTTGCGGAAATGAAAACCGACTTCAACACCAAGATGGAAGAAATCGAGGCGTTGGCAAAACAGTCCGGTGTCGATTTCGTAGACGGCCTGATTTCCGGTGCGAAAAGCAGAAAGCAAGCCTTCGCGCAAACGACTGCGGACATTGGTATGGCCGGCTACAAGAGCTTCAACAATGTTCTGCAGATCCGCTCTCCTGCGCGGAGGATGATCCCCAGCGGTGAGTATACCGTGGAAGGTGCCGTTCTCGGTGCGGAAAGAATGATGCCTGTTTTCGAGAAGGCTATGCAAAATGTGGCGCTGGCTGGTGAGCGGGGTTTCCTGTCGATGCAGCTGGATCATGTGGCTGCATACCCCAGTGTGGTACCGGCGCCGGCATCGTATTCCAGATCGATCGCGCATAATTACGGCGGCATGATCTTCCAGATCTATCAGCAGCCGGGGCAGACCGGAGAGGATCTGGCCTATGAGATCATGGCGATCATGCAGAGGGAAGTGGAAGCAAAGGAGGCGGGATTAGGTGCTTAACGGTTTTACATTTGGGGACAGGTCCACATGGGATTTTGATATGCATGTGGAAAAGTATCCCCGGATCAGCGTGCCCAAGCGGAAAATGCAGACCTATACGGTGCCGGGCAGAAATGGCGATCTCCATGTCATGGAGGATGCCTGGGAGAACTACACGCAGCCTTATGAGGTTTATTTCCATGGCAAGCTGCCGGCTCCGGAGCAGGCCCACGCCATCGTGGCATGGCTTTTCGGCCCGGCCGGATACCGGCGCCTGCAGGATGCTTATGATCCCGACCACTACCGCATGGCGATCTGCAAAGGCCCGCTGGATATCGAGAACAAGCTGAATAAGTATGGGCGCTGCACGATCCTGTTTGACTGTGCGCCCCAGTCTTATCTGCTGGAAGGCGAGACTCCGACCAGTTTCTTTGCCCCTGGCCGCCTGTTTAATCCAACAATGTTCCCGGCGCAGCCGATCATTACCGTTTACGGAACGGGCGCAGGAACCCTCACAGTGGGCTCTGTAGTGGTTGATATCAAGGAGATCACAGACCCGATCATCCTGGACTGCGAGCGCATGCAGGCCTACAGCCAGCCGGGGGAGGGCGCGCCGGTGAACCGGAACGGCTCCATCTACGCCCCGGTCTTCCCGGTGCTTTCCCCCGGTGAAAATGTGATCGCCTTTGCCGGCGGCATAACGAAGGCAGAAATTATCCCAAGGTGGTGGACGCTATGAATCTTATCCTCTATCAGGCTGACGAAACAGCCTTTGATACCAATGGCATCGGGATCCTGTCCGATGTTATTGAGCCCCATGTAAGCCCGGTCCTGAACGGACAGTACGAGCTGACATTCAAGTATCCTTCCACGGGTGTCCACTATCAGGATATCGCCCGGCGGATGATCATTCTGGCGAAGCCCGATCCGGTATCGGATCCGCAGCCCTTCCGGATCTACCGCAGGCTGCCGTCCAGCAACGGCCCGGCAACCATCTATGCCCGGCCCCTGGCCTATGATCTGAGCGGCGTTGTGGTCTCTCCCTTCAGTGCCACCGGTGCGCCGGCGGCCATGCAGGCCCTGGGCGCCAATGCCGTGAATCATTGCCCCTTCACCTTCTGGACGGACAACCCCACCAATGCAACGATGCATGTGGCGGTACCCACAGATATCTGGACGCTGCTGGGCGGCTCTGAGGGGGCTGTGCTGGACCGTTTTGGCGGCGAGTATGAGTTTGACCGCTTCACGGTTAAGCTCTGGAATCGCCGCGGAGCGGACCGTGGAGTATCTATCCGCTATGGCAAGAACCTGACCTCCCTTGAGATGGATGAGAATATCGCCAACACATACACCGGTGTCTATCCTTACTGGCTGGGCTCTGACGGGACGCTGGTGCAGATGACTGAGAAGATCTGCCCGGTGCCGGGCACCTTTGACCATACCCGCATCATGCCCCTGGACCTTTCCGGGCAGTGGCAGGAATCCCCCACCGAAGAGCAGCTCCGGGAGCGTGCCGAGGAGTATATTGCTGCCAATGACATCGGTAAGCCTGCCGTCTCCTGGAAGATTCGGCATGTGGATCTGGAGAAGACCGAGGAATACAAGGGCAAGGCAATCCTTGAGCGTGTGCTCCTGGGAGATACCGTAACCGTGGAGTTCGCGGATATGGGCGTATCTGCTTCTGCCCGGGTTGTGGCGGCTGACTATGACCCCATCCGGGAGCAGTATTACAGCATCACCCTGGGCAGCGTCCGGGCAGATATCGCAAGCACCATCGCCCAGCAGAATAAGGAGATCCAGAGCAAGCCTACCCTGAGTATTGTGGAGCGGGTAACGATGCTGCTGGCGGCATCCATCATGGGCGCCAGGGGCGGCGCTGTCCGCCTCTTGGATGTGGATGGAGACGGAATGCCGGATGAGCTATATATCGGCGATCATCCGGATCCTGCCCAGGCCAAAAAGGTCTGGCGGTTCAATTATGAGGGTTGGGCCGCATCGAAGACCGGGTATAACGGCCCTTTTGTTTTTGGCGCGACTCTGGATGATGGGATCCTGGCGGACTGGGTGACAGCCTGCCGTTTGGTGTCCGGTACCATCACCAGCGCCGACGGTGAGACCTTCTTTCTGGATCTGGATAACGGAATCCTGAAAATGAAAT